ATAATTATTGTTCCTTGTCTTTTGCTTTTTATTTTTCATATTATTCATTTGAATCTATAACATATAGTAATTCACTGTTATTTAATGTTGCTCCAGTAACAACTCCACTAGTACTAGTAAATGTAAAACCTAAGTAAGCAAAACTATTGCCACCACTACTTGATAAATTATGGTCAGTTCCACTAGGTCTGCAAATTACCATTTGTTTATTCGGCGATGGTATAGCCGTTACTTTTATAACGCTATTAGTAGAATTCATTGAAAACATAACATATATGTCTCTAGTTGTTGAATTTGTTGTACTACTGCTACTACTATCTTTATATTTTATTGTAACATTATGTTTGTAAATAAATAGTTTATTATCATATAAACTATCCATTGTTCCCGCATATTCTAAATATAATTTTGAACTTGAATTAGCATATGAAAAAGTTACATTAGGATCCGTAAAACTTGGTGAACTTGGAATGTTGCTAACTTGAATAGGGTATTCATCAAAAGGAGTATCATCAGTTATTGTTCCTCCTTTTTCATTAATTGCATTTTTTAAAGCTGCTTTAGTATCTAGAATTTTTTGCAATTTTTGTGCAGTCGTTCCCATTTAAATCACCTCGCCATTAATGGAATCTAATATTGAATTTATATCACCAATTGTAGAATTCAGTTCACTTTGTGTAACTATATCAGTGTTAGTTTTATTCCATGTTCCATCTGCTAAATTTACTTCTATTTTGTAAACAATATTTCCTTTAAAATTACCAAACGTTCTTGTCCCTGCAGTTTCACCTAAAATTGTATAAGCATCATTAGTTGAATCTTCGTTTGCTTGATAAATAATAGTGTTTGGATCGTTTTGTAAATTTGTTAAATCATCTCCTGAAAATGTTCCACTTTCCAAAGATGCATCTGTGATATAAACAGTTGGGACAACATAGCCAAAAGATAATCCATCCATATAAGTTTTTAACCCTTTTGGAGTGATTGCTTTGACATCGTTTGTTCCAGTTGTTATTTCTTCATCTGTAGCGGGATTAATAGTAAATCCTTGATATGTTATTGTAAATGTATCTGGGCTATAACGAAAAGTATAATTACCATTAAATTTTGATATTGTGCCATTATCATAAAATCTAATAGTAACTCCATATTTTGTATAAAGAATGGGATCATTGGCATTTATAAGCAAAGTATCATCTTTAATTAATATTACTTGATATTTATAATCTGTAAAATCTGTTGATTGCTGTATACCAACAAAGCACATATATCTTTTTTTGGTACTATTTGAATCAATAACTACTATTTTTTCTGGTTGATTATTTTTTAAAAAATTTAAAACCTTTGAATCTGTTGTAACATCGTCATAATTAACTATATAAACATCGTTTTCATCAACAACTGTTTGAATGAGTGGTGATAAATCTATACTTTTTTCAATTAAAGAATCTTCATTTGATAAACCGATTATCAAATTCATATTGCTAGTTCTTATATTTAAGCTTTCAGCAAGTGCATATTCTTTTAATTCTACTAAAACTTGTAAATTAGGTTTAACAACAATATTTAAATGTATATAACCATACAAAAAACTTTTAAAATCAATTTCATTAATTTCTCCATTATTATACAAAACATTTTTCTTTTCACCTATAGCAACAACATAAGAAGTTTCGGAAATCGGTATAGTAGCTTTTAATTTTACATTTTGATTATTTTTTATTATTAACCATTGCTCATCAGTAATAGTACCGATAGCACTATTATTGTCCATATGTGTAAAAATAGGTTCAATAATTTGTTCTAAATCTAATATTTTTGTTGTAAAAGCATCAACTGTTTGTTTAATATTTGTTTTTGTTCCATCGCCATTATCGAAATTTTTTGCAGTATCAACAATTAATGAACCATTTAACAACATTTCTTGAAAGTTTGCAAAAGTCGTTGTTAGGACATATTTACCACTTGTTGTTTCTCTCCATAGACCTTGCATTGTTTCATCAACTCCCGAATAATCCCAAACATACATAATCATTTGACTTCCAATATTAACAAAAGCATAATCTCCTGCTTTTGCTGTAGGATATGTTTCGACTAATTCTTCATAACTAATAAAATCTCCTTTATAATGATCACTTCCTCCACCACCAAAAAGTTTTTTTATATTTTCGACTGTAATTCTATACACTTGATTTCCACTATTCAAAACAAAATAATCATTTTCAGCAAGATTATTTGCGATGGCTATATCATTAAATATTTTATTTAATTTGTTGCCTTCTAAATTTTGCGTTTCATTAAATAAAGTATTTATGTTTTTTTGCAATTGAAGAATATTGCTATCTGTATATTCTTTTGCAATATTTGCATTTTGTTCTATTTCTTGTTCTAATTCAATATCCTTTTGTTGTAAATTAGAAATATTAGTATTATTCAAATTTATGCTTTGATTAATATCATCAAATTTATCAGAAATTAATGTTTGATTATCTTTTGATATTGAAACTTGATCGCCTCTTACACGATGTGGATTGTTAAAATCTGCTCTATGATTATTGATATCAATTTGAGCTTGTTCTACAATGGCAAGTCCCTCTTGATAAAACTCCTCTTCCGTCTTTGTTTCTAAATTTGGTTGGATATTTCGCCTTATATATAAACAAAAATAAGGAGTTGCAATGGTTTTATTTCCATCTTTTAATAATGCAGAAACTTGCAACTGTCCTGCAATATCTAAAATTCTGTCAGCTTCTGTAAATTGATATTCATAAAGTTTAGTTAATACTTCTACATCTGCTCCACTTGCAGGGTCTAAAACAGTTATGAATTCCATTTGTCTATTAGATATAACAAAACCATCTGCTCTTTTAAAAGACAACTGGATTAAACTTGTATTCATACTATCTGGAACATAAAATTGAATTGCATTTGCTTTATCTGCATTAGATACTAGAAAAGCAGTATCTTCAAAATCTTTAATACTTCCGTTTTCAGCAATTATTACTTTTGCTAAATTATTTATCATTTAATTTCTCCTTTCTAAAAAATAAAAGAGCCAATTAATTTGACTCTTCTTCGTACGGGTCTATTCCCATTACTCCAGTTCTTACTGGTGTCCCATCTTCTGTTGCTAAATAAATTTTAAAAGATGATAAACCAGTTTGTTCTTCAAAATAGTTTTTAATCATAATTGGTTTATCATTTAATAATAATACAATAGATTTATAACTGTTTTCTACACTTGTAAAATCAACTGAAATATAATTATTCTCTTCATCAAATTCTGAAACGCTAACAGAGCCTATTTCTGCCACATATTCGCTAGGTAAATTATCATACTTTCCAATATTAATATTAAATAATCTTATAGAATAAGTAGGATTTTCAACTCCATTTAAAAGATATTCTACATATTCTTCCCTAACAATTGTGTTTTTTATTCCTCTATAATTTATTTGAAATGTAAAGTTAAAGATTTCGTAAGGATCTTTTACAGGTTTTTCTTTAATTGTATAATTCATAATTTCTTCGTTTTCCTCATTTTGAAGAGTAATGTTTGCTTCTTCTATATAACCATTTATATCTGTATAATTTCTAGGAATGATATTACCATCATTATCAACTTCTTCATTCCAAATAAAATTACTTTCAGCTTTTTCAGAAAAAATAATATTATTGCTTATTCTAGAAACAAAAGGCTTCTGTTGCAAATTATAAATTTCATCATGTGATATAAAATTATTTAATATCTTATAATATAAAAAAGGATTAGTATTAATAAATAATATATTTTTTTGTAAATTTAAATTTGAAGAAGAATTGATTATATTATCTTTAATTGAATATTTTATTTTTATATATGATAATTTTAATTTATCTATTAAATTTTCATTGGGAATTTCGTTTAATTGTAAAGTTGTATCAGCAGCCATATTTTCTCTTCTTTTTGCTCTTTCCAAACAAAGTTGTGCGTCTATGTTTGTAAATTTATTTTTTTGTTCAATTGTGATACTATCTATCAAATATCTTTTATTTCCATCTTTAATAATTGATCCTGGCATTGGAATTTCACTCCAAGAATAAAATACTCCACTTTTCATCATAGAACCATATGACATATTATCAATATAAGTCTGTAGAACTCTACCAATTCTATTCGAATCTACTTGTTGCGAAGTTTGATTGTAATACGCAATGTCATCATATTTAGAATCGTTAGAACTGATATATGGAATTATGCGATTTACTAATCCTGAATATATTATTGCGAAAGTATTATTAAACAATTCTCTTTGATTACCATATATAACACTTGCAGGTGCTGAAATAATGCCATACATTGTGCTTATATTAGGATTTCCGTTATCGTTTAAATCCGATCCCAAATAAACATATTCATTTGTTTCATAATTATTGCCAACTTTATCATATACTTTTTTTAATTCATCCAAATATATTAATCCGTCTTCATCATAATGTATATAAATTATATCTTGATTCTCTTTTTCATCATTTGATAATAAAATATAATTTTTATTATTAATAAATTTAATTGTTTTAATTTTAGAATGTTGACTAGGAATTGCTGATATAGTCCCATTCCACACCCAAAAAGTTATAACTTTATTATCTATTAAATGCCAAGTATTAGTTTCATCATTTCCGCCTAAACCGATCCCCTTTATTTCTAATTCTTTAATGCCTAAAATGTTATTTTCTAACTTAAATCCTATGTTGTCTATAGTAATTTGTGAAGTGTTATTTGTTGTTGTTGGTTCATCAAAACCTTTATAAGGTTCTCTCAATTCACTTGTTAATCTAATATTTGATATTTCACAATATACATTTTTTGCTAGTCCTTCTCCTATTTCTGTTACAAAGTCTTTAGGATTTGAAAAAATAGATATATCATATTCTTTACCATTTAATCCATCTAATCTTTGAAATTTCAAAATCCATTTTTTAGTTGTTTCATTAAAATCTAAATAAGGTATGCAATCAATGGTTCTAGCAATTTCAAATGCTACTAAATATAAGGTAGTTGAGACATATGTAAGTTTAGGATTATTATAATTTATATTTGGTATTTCAACTTCTGCATCAAAATTTGCTATATCAAATAATCTTTTAATTATTTGTTCCAATGTATAACTATTTTCTGCAAATGCACAAGGCTCAACTTTAAAACCTCTTAATAAATCAATCGGTTCAACTAATGTTAAAGTATTTAACCGTTGCATTTGTTGTGTCCAAATATTAGGATATTGCATTTTAGCACTTTTACTGTCTTTAACTATCCAATATTTTATAATTTCATCATTATTAATTTTAATAATAGAATCAACTGGTATATGATATTTTTCTGGTGCAAAAAAACTAAATTCTGCAACATCTAAAGCTTCATCAATGCCAAAAGTATAGTTTTGTGGAAATGTCTGTGCGATACTTTTGTCTTCCTTTAATTCAGGTATTTCAACCCACTCTAAATTTTTATTTAAATAATATTTTGTTGTCATTTGACTTTTTAACCTTTCTATGATAAAATTTTATTGATTTGGAGGATTTATTATGAAAAAAGAAAAATTTTTTTATCAAATGCAATGTTTATGTGTTATTATAGGAATAGTATTAATTGTAGTTTTTTCTGTAGATATTATATATCTATTTAAATCTTGTAAACAAATTTTTCAAGATATTAATGGATTTTATTATTTAGCAAAAATGATTGTTGAACTATTATTTATTATTGTTAATTTCAAAGTAGCAAATTATATTTATAATAATAACTCTAATGAATAATTTATTTAACACTATAAGTTTTATTACCCATCCAATCGGTAGTAACTTGAATTTGACCACTTCCTAAAAATACACGACCATTTTTTATTTGGTTGTATTTTATTTGATTGTTAACCTCTGCTTCTTGTCGCAGTTGGTTAACTTTTTTTATTGCTTCGCTAGCCAAATCAATTGCCATACTTGCTAAAGCTGTTACATCTCCACTCAAAACTCTTATACCTAATGTCCCATATTTAACGGTATCACCTATTGCTTTTGAAACTTGTGTATTTCCTGTTGCTGCAATCAATTTTTGACCGCTTTGGATTAAAAAACCTGCTGAAATTGCTTGACCTGTAACTTCTGCTCTTGTTAATGTTCCTGTTGCATTATTTCGTATTGGTTGATTAACATTAGTTCCCTTATTTGCTTGAAGTTCAATAACAACAGGTATTCTAATTTCTGTATTATTTGCTGGCATTAATCAACCACCCCCAACACAATTGTATAAATTTCAACACCATTTTGTTCAATTAAAACTTTATTATTAAAAACGACATTAATTGTTTCATCTTCTCCTTTTTGAAATTTAAAAATTTTTCCTGCTAAATTAATTGTTTTTAAATAATTACAAAAAGTGTTATTTGAATTATAAAAACTAATTGTAATAGTTCTTGTTAATCCATTATAACTTTGTACTCCTTCATCGCTTATGCCATCACTTAATTGGAAATTATAAAGTGTGTTGTCTTGAAAATTTTGTATTCCCTCAATTTTAACTTTTTCTTCTTCAAAATATATAAATTTATCAACTATTATTGGTAAATTGGAATAAAACACATTACCAACTATTTGGCATATACTTGTGTATATGCTTTCATTTCCTACATTTTCAACATTTGGAGAACCTATAGTATAAGGTGTGTTAAGCCCAAGTTTGTAAGAAATACTATCATCTGTAGTAAAAATTTTGCCATTTATGTTATTTACATAATCATTTAATTTGGCAAGTATTTCTTGTTGATAGATACTTTCATACTTTAAAGTGATTGTTGTCACTATGTTGGTTGCAAGAACATTTTCTACTCCAGATGTAGTTCCTTGCCCCGTCTTAATTACTGCTAAAATATCGCCTTTTCTATAGTTCTTGAATGTTAAGTCATTTGTAACAAAAACTTTGAAATTTGAGCCTAAAATCGCCTCTAAATTCGTTTTAAAAATCATTTTAAAATGTTGTTCAAATGTCAAAATCTATCACTCCTTTTTCTCTATAAATTATTGTTTCAATTAATAGCAAGTCTAATTGTTCTTGATATTTGCTGATTTCTTGTTCAGTATAAATTCCTTGAAAAATACCAACAATTACTGTCCTTACTGATTCAATTGCTTTTTGTATCCAATTTTCATTTGGATTTGTAGCACCTTTCCAATGTGGACTAACCCATGGCCCATTTGTATAAACAGCATATGGTGCGAGTTCTCCACCAATTACTACTTGCCAAACACCATCTTCATATACAGATTTAATTGCATTTATTGACAAATTCCCTGTATCTTTTGGTGCATAAATTCTACAAGCTGTCTCTAATATTAATGCACATATTTCAGTTTTTTTTAATAAATCCATTATTCTACACCAATAAAATAAATTTTACTGTTGCCAATTTGTTTAGGTGATTCTTCAACATATTTAACAATTCTACTTTGTTTATTAAATAAAATGTCAATTCTGTCATCTACTTCGATTCTAGATGCATTATTATCAAGTAAAGTTGTTCTAGTCGTAAATACTGCAGTAAATTTACCACTATTTAATCCTTCCGCAATTCCTACAGATTCCCTTCTTGCATTACTGTTTAATACAACTTTTAATGGATACCATTCTTCTAAATGCCCAATAATTTGTCCATCTTCACTCACAATTTTTTTTCTTAATCTTGCATTTGGAATCAACAGCCTAAACCTCTAAAGCAAAATCCATTTGCTTTCAATTTTATTTGAACAGTAGGAGAAATATATCTACTTGTAAGTTCAATTATTGGAATTGACATGCCTGTTGTTAAATCAATTCCACTTACAACAGAATAATCGTCTGTATTTAACGTCCAATACATTTGTTCCAAAGCAATTTCATCAAATATGTTTTTCTTTTGCTCACTTAAATCTTTATAAGAAAAAGTGCTATTTCTACTTTGGCAAAATGTTTCCAATAATTCAATTTGTCTTGCGATAAATCTATGTACTTTGTCTTGCTCAAAATGTGCATTAGGTAAAATTTCTTCTAAATCTAAACCATATTTATTTTCAAATTCTTTTTTTAAATCCATATTTACTCCTTAAAATAAAGAGGGCTAAAAAGCCCTCATTTTTATTAAGCTGCTGGTTTATGAATATACACAGCTTTTTCTGCACCTGGCTCTACCCATGCATCATGATAAATACCTAAATCGAGTTCAGTCATTCTACCACCAAAACCTGGAATCTCATCAAAATATTTGTTTTCTTGATATTTAACAAATGCAGCAAATGCTGGTGTTGCAGTTAAAATAAAATCAATTCCCTCACCCAAAATATCATCTGGAACTTGAATTACTTTAGCTTTAGTTGCATCTCCGTACAACGTAACATTTACCGATAAATCTCCACCCCAAGAGCCAGTAGAGATTGAACCAGTTGATTTTGCTGCTTGTTTTAATAATCTAGCCTTTGAAGTTGCAATATGCAAAGTTAAATTCTCTCGAACTCCTAAATCATATAAATAATCTAAACCACTATCTATTGCAGCTTCTATCGTATCTGCTGTTAAAGCTCCTGTTACAACTTTAGAACCAGTTGCTCCTACAAGTTGTGTAAAACGATATTTATCAACAGATGGAATTTGCACTTCGCGAATATATTTGCGACCAACTGTTGCAATTTCTAAACTTTGTGCTTCCTCTCCATCCATTTTGTCAAGTCTTAAAACGTTTCCTTTATCTTGCGTTAACGATTTTTCCACCCAACTTACATTAATGTTTGTTCTAGTATAACCAGTTTCACGATTATAATCTCCTAAAACTGTTGAACCTAAACTAACTTGTCTGTATTTAACAGTTTTAGCACCTACTGCTACATTTGGTTTGATAAAATCTGCTGTATATGAATACGCTTGATAAATTTTTTCTAATTCTGCATCATTATTAAAATAACGAACTGCAGTTGCTATTGAATTTGCCATATTTTTTTAATCTCCTTTTTTATAATTTTCTAAATTTTTCGAATTCGTCTACTCCTCCACCATCAGAACCATGATGTTCGCTTCCTGCAGATGTTGATACTTGATTAGTAAATAACCAATCATTATCCTTTTTAATTTGAGCAATTTGTTCATCTAACCCACTATATACTCCATCTTTAAAAGTACATTTTGTTAAATCTAACATTCCTTTCAAAGCGTTTTGGTTTCTAGCACCACTTTTAGCAAGTATTGATTCTAAGGTGTAGTTTTTTTGCAATTGAAGAATCTTAGCATCGTATTCTTCTTTTGCTTTTGCATTTGCCGATTGTAATTCAGCAATTTGTTTTGTAAGGTCTTCATTTCCTTTTGCGGACTTTTGAAGTTCGACAAGTTGTGAATCTCTGCTAGCAATTTGATTCTTTAACTCTTTATTTGTTTCATTAACTTCATCAAATCTCGATTTTGGTATAAAATCTTTTCCTTCCGCAAAAAAATAATCTTTTCCTTCAATTTTTGGTGCGATATATTGATTAAAAATATCCTCACCAATTAATTTTTTTAAATTTTCTAATGACATAATTTTCTCCTTTCATTTTTTTAAGTGGGATGACCACTATTAGATTTAATCATTCATTGTTTTTAACGTGTTTACTCACGATGTATAATAAAAAACCCCATTTCTGGAGTCTTGTTATTATTTAGAAGGCACAGGCAGGAGGAGTCTGCCTGAAACAGTTTAATGCCATGTTTAGGGCAAAAAGAAAAGAACGCAAAATAAGCGTTCTTTAATATTATAAATCTGTATAATCTTCAAAATATTTTCTATTTTCTTCTGTCATTGTTATTTCACCATCTTTAATTGCTTTTTCTAGAATTTCAATCTTTTTTTGTATTGTCAAGACTATTTATTTTATTTTGTTTCTCCTCTTTGCTTATTTGTGTTCTCCATCTATAAAATGCTCTTCCATTCTTGATTGAATATTCTTCATACTTTTTATTTAAATTTTGCCAACTTTTTCTAATTCTTGTTGCATCTTTCGCAAAACCTTGTTGCCTTAATAGCGTTTCTTCGGTCTTTAATTGCCTAATTCTATTCTCATATTGTCTTTGCCTTTGGTCGATTTTATATTCTTTTTGAATTTCTTTTGAAGTAAATTGTCTAGGAGCAGTACTACCCTTTTCATATTCAATTAAATAATGTCTACAATTATAGCCATTAATTATTGAATTACCACTATTTGCATCTAAAGCAATTTCAATTGGTTGATATCTATGACCATCAATTATGCCACTTGTTCCATCTAAACTCCACAATTTGCCTTGAAAGGGTGTACATCTTGGACTAGCGTCGGCATGCGAACTTGTCCATACTAATTTAATGCCATTTTGTTTATATTGTGCTAGATCCATTTGATTTGCTTCATATCTTACAGCCATTTCTACTTTATTTCTTAAACTAATTGCTCTTCCATCTTTTGCGACATATTTTGCAGGTTCACTTGCTAAAAGTTTAACTTGGTCTTTAACTTGCTTGTCATAATTTTTAATTAAAACAGAGCCATATTTTGTGTCAGTAATGCGATTTCTAAATTCTTCTATAGTTTTTCTTTGGTCTATCTGTTTGTTTAAATATTCCCCATAAATTGCCTTTAAATCAATAGTATAGGTTTGATTAGTTTGTGTCATTCCTGTTCCTAAATTATAATGCTTAACAACTTTTTGAATAAATGACTGATTTAAAATATTTGTATTATAATTATATTGATACATCATTTTGTTTGCGGATTGAATTAAACTTTTTTGAAAGGCTCTTTTTGTTGCAGGATCTACAAACTTATTTACATAATTATTGATGACTTGATTGATTTCTTCATTACTTGCACCTTTTAAAACAAGTTGTTTAATTTTAGTAATCGCATCTTGTAGTAATATTAAATGTTCACCAGCTACATTTTGATTGGGACTATTCAATATCTTCGCCATTTGTAAATGTATCTTCCTCTGTCAAATCCATTTGTAATAAAGTTGGATCATCAACACCGATATTATTTTCAAATTTTATCTTGGTAACTTCTTCTAAAATTTGTTCGTCTGTCCAGTCTGGATGAATTTGTCTTACACCATTTTCAATTGATGATAAACCTCCCATTTTCGCATTAGCCCATCGAGTAATTATATTGTCTTCGTTTTCAACAACATAATTTCCAAAATCAAAAGTTATATCAGCATTTTCAAACGATACTTTATCAACTTCTAATCCTTCTTGTTTTGCTCCTGCTGTCTTAACCAACCAATTGTTAAAATTTAAAAGTTGCAAAGTTACTTCTTTTAAAAAAGGTTTCCAATAATTATTAATTTTGTCACTTCTTGTTTCTAAAGTGACTCTATTTCTTTCTTTTTGACTAGTTTCACCAGCATTAATCGCTTCAAGACCTGTTATACCAAGTGCAAGTGGACTAAGTCCAGCAAGATTAATTGCGTTTGTTAAATATTTTAAATATTTTTCAGCAAGTGATGCCGTTTTATCAGGTATTTCTTGAATTTGAATCTCACTATTTGTTCCTTGGTCCTGATCTCCTGTTACTTTTTGATAATTTGTAATCCATTTTGCAAGATTTAATAATGGTACACCGCTTTCATCTTGTGGAATCATATCAGTAGGAATATATCTAATTGTTTTATTATTTCTTGTTTCCGCAACAAATTCAGAATATACCTCATCTAAGCCATCAAAAGTATCTGTTGCGCCTTGATAATCACTTGCACCATAAACACTATCTGGAAATTCATTATTTGGCAATTTATTTGGTTTATGAAAGGCTAGCATTCCTTTTAGCCCTTCAAAACGATATTCAGGCAAAATATTACTAGTTTCTGGAATAGTTGTTAATGGTACTTCATTTTCTTTGCCATCTGTTTTTAATTCATACAATTTATTGTAAATTACAGCATATCCCATATTATCAGTAGTATAAGTTTCTTCATATCGATATTTTTTCATATTATTTTTATCTTCTTTTTTGTTAAACCACGATTTAAAAATAATTGCTGTAGTAATATCTTTTTCTACTATTGCTTCTGCTTTAGTTAAATCATATGCTTTTATGATTGGAAATTGAGATAGTTTCAAGTCGTAATTAAATTTTAAAAAACTTTCACCACACCACGACTCTTTTACTGCTTGGGCATGAAATTGTTTTAATATTTTAGTTTTTTCAAACAAAGCATCTATAACTTCTTGAGCATTTTCTGTAGCATTATTATCTTTTTCTTTTGTAACATTTCCACTTTCATCTGTTTTATAAACAGTTACTATTGGTTTAAAACCTCCACCAAATAAAATAGTTCCCATTTTATTTGAAATCAATTTAGGAACTCCACAATGTCGTTTAATGTAATTTGATGGGGCATCCAACCAAAAATAGTTTAAATAATTATTGCTTCCGTTATTATTATAAAAATAATTAATTAGCACAGCATTGCCGCTATTCCAAACTTGATATTCTTGTATTCTTCTCGTAAAAGCATCCCAACCCAAAACATCACTTAAATCGATTGCTTTAGATGCATCAAAATTATATCTATCTCTTAACATTTTCAAATCCCTTTCTAATTTATCTAACCTTTTTCTAGTCATGTAATTTTTTAGCCCCATAATCTTCTCCTTTTATTTCTTGTTTAACATAAGAAAGTAATTTTTTCATATGTCTAGTCAAAGCATATTCAACCGAATCCATTATGTCATTAATAGGATCGTTATTATCTTCTCTTTCTTCATTTTCTTTGCCATCCAACCATTTAGCCATTTGATATGCTTGGTAAGAATCGCGACCTTCTTTTGTGTTATTAAACACAATTTTTCCAAGCGATAACAATACAATCATCAAATCACACCTTTGTTTAACTGTTGCCTTATAAGAAGAAATCACATCAATTCCATACTGTTTAAAAACTGTTTTCAAATCGTATATAAAATTTTGTTCAGCACTATCAACCGAAATACATTTAATGATGCGACCTTGATTACGCCAAAAAAGAACTGTATTTACTAACAGTTCTCTTTTTTTATCATATCCACATTGTTTGAAAGAGTATTTATCTACAACTCCTACATTGGTATAGTTATCTTTAAATCCTACTAGACTAAACGAATTTAAAGCTCTTGTTGAACCAATGTCAACTCCAACCACATATTCTGTATAGATTTCATCTTTTAAATCTTTGATATGCTTTTCCTGACTCATATAATCGTTAAATATTAATTTTCCTGTTGTTCCTCTTTCCCCTAAAATTTTAATTTTGTAATAATAAGAATCTTTGGGAAAAATTGATTCTGCTCTGTCGATTTTTTCTTTTGTCATTGTTGGATTATCGTACATTGTAAAATGAACATAATAGTATCCTTCAATTTTTTCTACTTGAGACATTTCAGCAATTATACTTGCGGGTGCTTTGCCTAAAATCTTGCAATGATTGATATAATCTTGATAAATCCAGTGTGTAGGTGAGTCTCCATTTAAAGTAAACAACATTTTAGGGCAATCAACATTAGTCTGTCTCGCAAAACATTCGTCAACAAATTGTTTGTTAGCATTGTTTACTTCATCAAGCAATATAACGCCAAATTCGTGCCCATTAATCGATTTCCAACGTGACTTATTACCAAAACCACATAATAGTATTTTTTTTATTTTTGGCTTGTTTTTAACGTCACATTTTGCTAGAACATAATAACCACCTATTTCATCTTTTTCTAAAGAATAATATTCTGGGTAAAGAGTTGTTAACCCTAATTTTGCTTGCAGAATAACATCCTTAATTGAATTGTTATCTTGAGCACCAATCAAGTGAAACATTTCATCACTTTGTTGTACTAAAAAATGAAACATTTGAATTACTGTTGTAGTTTTAATACTTCTAATGCTACCTTCAAAAGCCATTAACCAAGTAGTTGGTCTTAATGCATACTCAATACAATCAAGCATTTTATCCGTTACGATTATCGGTGTTTTCTCTGACATTTAACTCCTCATCTTCATCAAAACCATTATTTCTTTCTGCAAGTTTAAGTAGTATTGCTTCTGTAGTTCCACTTGAATTAAATTCAACTTGTATTTTGTTTGGATTTTCTCCTAAAGTATCTCTTATAAATTCAGCTGCTTTGACATCACCATTTAACCCCTTTAAAAAAACAGCCATTAATAAAGCTGTTTGATTATTCATATCCGATTTTTTTATTCCCATTTTTTTTAATTCATTAATAGTAGATTCTTCTTTTACTTTAAGTGACATCATAACTTCTAGTTGTTCTCTCATTGCTTTTTTTCTTCTTCTGGAGGCACCACTTGCTTTTCCGCCAAGCTGCGCTATTAATTTTTGTTTATCTTCTGTTAATTTATTCATAGGAATAAGATTTTTTGTACCATCACGAGGCATATTCATTCCCTCTTTCTTCTCTTTTTTTAACAACAAAAAAGCACCCTATTTTTTAGGATGCTTCCGACGGATTCAGCGGTCAGTATTTGACCAATACTATTATAACACACTTGTAGAGGACATTGCAAGGACATTTTAAAAGTTTTTTAAAAATTTTCAAACTTTTTTTTCAAATTGTTGTGCAGTCTTCTAACTTGACGATAAGAATATCTTTGACCATCGCTTTTGAACAAGGCAATTTGGACAAGTGGTTTTTTATAAATATACATTTCGATAAAAATTTTCATTTCTAAATCGTTAAATTTTTCTGCATATTTTTTAAAATCTGCTTCCATTTTATTAACTGCAACTTTAATTGCGGTTAAATATTCTTCTTTCTTTCTGATTTCTTTTCCCAAATTAATAAAATCTTGATAAAATTCATTAATTTCTTTGGTTTGTTTGGGAATAGAAACTTTTGTATAATCGATTGCGGAAACATTATGCATTCCACTATACAACTCTTGATCATACTTTTTTTTATATACTTCTATTTCTTGCTCTAAAGTTATTAATTCTAATTTTAATTTCAAATACCTCATATAAAAACCCTCTTTTATTTCTTGCATTCCTCTATCTTGCATTTTTGTTCCTCCTTCAAATAAACGCAATCTTTTATTTTTAACTTGCAAAACCCGTTATAATAACAATTTCCACAAACTTTGCGGATTGGTTCAGTTGGAACAGGTTTGATTATTTTCTTCTTCATTTTTATCTAAAATATTAAGGACATCATTTAATTTTTCAAATTTTGATAATTTCATAACATAAGCAATTGCTATTAATTCTTCCCCTAATTCTTTTACTTCATCTAAATCTAAATTTTTAAAATATTCTCTAACCTCTTTTTTTGTATTAGAGCCATCTTTAGATAATCTTTCAATTATCCATTTAATTTTTGTATCCATTATTCCTTCTTTTCTAAACTCTCTTTAGATTCCCAATTTTCATATAATTTTCCATCACTTCTTAAAATTTTATATCTTCCTTTTGCATTTTGGCAAGAAGTATCAATTCTTATTGATATATCAGTACCATTATATTCATTTACAATATCATAGATATTTGACAAGTCTTCAAGTTTATTTTCATCAATCCATTTATTGATTTCTTTATCTTCGCCATATTGAAGTGTTTTAAAAGTGACTTGATCAAATCCCATAGGTTCAAAATTATTTTTATTTAAAAATGCAAATTCTTTTGTTAATAAAATAACTATTCGATTTGTTTTATCTTTTAATCTTGGAAATTTATAACTACGTAAATAAGCCTTTGAATCTGTAATGGAATAAGACAATACATCTAAATCATCCAATTCGCTTACATTTACATTATAATTGTGTGTCTGTAATTCGATTTTTAACTCATCTTTATGCCATAATTTCAACATACCTATTATATATTTAACAAATCCCATATTTTGTGTTGGATCACACTCTCCTGTTATTATTACATTTTCAAAATATTCTCTATTATAATCATTTATATATCTTAATTTATTTCCGTATTCTTCCTTGTCTTCAACATATAAATTTTTAAATTCGTAGTGATGCTTATGTCCCTTTGCTACACACATAGGACAATTATATACACATCTTTCGTAGGGAACACATACTTGTAAATTCATATTATTTCTCCATAACGATTATTAATAAATTTGGTACATATCCTTGAAACTGTTTAATATAAATATAACTTGCTAAACCTTTATAATTATAACTTTTACATAAAGTCTCTTTTGTATATTTATTTATAACTTTTAACATTTTTTTCTCCTTTACTTTTCAAATTTTTTCTTAAACACATAAACCCATCTATTTTTCTTTTCTTTTGCAGAAACATAATAATCTCTTTTTCTCTCGCCATTCCACTCAATTCCTCCTGCTACTCCATCATTAATAAAATGACTTGCTTTTAAACTAGCACCATTTTCACTTTGTAAAGTATATGTGATTACTTTTTCATATCCCATAGATTTTGCTATTTTAAGGCAAGCTGAATATAATTTAGAGCAAGCATTTTTTGTACCATCCGTACAAAGTCTATAAATTTCTAAATTTTTTCCGTTGTCTAATACTCGCGATACAGGACGACCGCAAATAGCAACCCCTCCAAACTTTATTCCTCCCATTCTTCGATCTCCACTATTTCTTGTAAATCATTTTCTAATTCTTTTATTTTTTCTTCACAAAATGCTTTTGTTCCGTCAACATCGTTTATATTTTCTTCTTTAAGATATTTTAATGTTGTTTTCGTTCCATCTAATACTTCTTTTGTCATACAAAATCTATATTGGTTTTCTTTTTTACGATATAAAGGACATTCCTTACTACATTCAAAAAATTTATCACATACTTTTTCTATTTCTTTTTCTGTTAAATCAGCTACTTTCTTTTTCATTCTTTACCACACTTCTTTTGTTTAATATATCTATAAACTTTCACAACATCCACCTCGATTTCTTGTCTCCTTTTTAGTATATTTAGTGTTTTTCAACATTCAAAATATACTTTTATAAATTTATTTTTTTCTTTAGTAGCAAAATATACATAGCCGTAATAATCACAGCCCGAATAATCCGTATGTTGCTCTACTAAAAAACTGTTATTTAAGTCGTCTCTATAACTCTTAATTTGATCGTCTGTTAATTCAACTAAATCAGCTTTTTCAAAATCGAACGATAAATCTAAACCCACCGCACCATATGTTTTTTTACTTAATCTGTCAATTAAATCTTCGATTTCATCATAGTGTCGCATAATTTGTTCTACTTCTTTATATATTTTCATTCTTTCACCTCCACATATTGCCAACTTTGAGGCGCTCTTTTTATTCTAAAAACATTTAAATATGAATTATAGTTATTTCTTGAACCCTTATGTCCGTTATAAATACCATATAACCAATCATCATAACTTAATGCTCTACTATTCACAAACTCACTTAACTCTTTTGGCTTATCAAATATTTCTAAATTGTCTATGTACCAAGCATAACCAACCTTTTCAGGACGATCTTTATAACCTAGATAATTATATAGTTCGTTTTCTGAAATATTTGCTTCTTCAACAATACTTGTTCCGTATTCAAGCTCATAATAATAATCATATCCAACACCATTATTTAGTCTTTCACAATATACTTCTTTAAGTGTATTCAAAGTAAATTTAGCAACTACTTTACCGTTTAAAAATCCTTTTGGAACTAAACTATATTTATTATGTTGAGTTACCGCATATAACGTATCACCTTTATTAACGTAAGTTAGGTCATATAAATGATGATATTTAGGAGTATTTGTACAATACAAATACACATCTATAGGTAATTCACATTTAGGCATTGTCTTTCGTATTTCAATAAGTTTTTCTCTATTTAATATTTTTTCAAGCCATTGCGGTTGAATACTCATTAATATTGCTCGTTTCATATTCTCTGCCCACAATGTAAACAATATTTTGCAGAACCGTATTTTGGATGAGTAATTGGTTCTTTGCAACAACCACACTTTACTACACCAAACATATCAACAAATGCAATTACCTTTTCTTTGCTATCGTACTTTTCAGCTTTCTCACAAGCTTCTTGAAGTGTATTATAATCATCTTCTCTTAAAATTGAAGATTGAGTAACTGTTTTATATTCATAATGCGTATCACTAAAGTAAGGTGGATTTGCTAATCTATCTAGTGCTTCTTGATAATTTTTTTTACTCATTATTTCAATTAATCCTCCCATACATAATAATAATTAGAACTATTACACCTACCACCAAAACATAAATTTCCTTCGTCAAAAATTAATAACAATTCATTTTCAGTTATATTTTGAGGTGCTTTATAAAGCATATATTCACCATGCAAATAACAAGCTTTTCTTGAATAGACAATATCATTTTGCTCTAATTCTTCTTTTATAGGATATCTAAAATCCCAATCACAAGTTTTTAATATCTTATATTTTTCTTTTAATTCTTTATAGATTTCCCTATTTATTTTACCTTTTTCCTTTTCGTTTTCGGTAAAAGCCCAACCGTTATATACTTTTTTTTCAATCATTATTTTTCTTCTCCTCACGTAATTTTTTTATTATATTTCCACCATACGAATCTTTAGTTATTTTTATAAATTCATCTACAGTATAAAGTTTTTTCAAATCTAAATTATTTTCTCTAACAAAGTTATCTCTTCCAGCTGTACAACTGTCTGTTAATATGTGATGCCACTTATAAAATTCTTCACCGCTATATTTTTCAACTCTATTAAATTGCTTATTAAACATTTCTATTTTTTCTTCGATGTCTAAATCATCAAAAATCTTTTTTTGTAAATCTGCCACTGCTTCTTTTAAAGTTTTGCCATGAGCAAATTTATTGTTGCCTTTTGCAACAAAAGTTTTTTCTAAAGTTAAATTTTTATTTAGAATAAAACCTTTTGCTACATTTCCATGAATGCTTGTTATAATTGTTGAAATGTTATCAATTATAAATACATAATGATTGTTATATTTAGAAATACCATCGCCATAGCCAGAGCCAGAGCCAGAGGCATCGCCAAAGCCATAGCCATAGCCATAGCTAGAGCCAGAGCCAGAGGCATAGCCATAGCCATAGCCATAGCTAGAGCCAGAGCCAGAGGCATAGCCATAGCCATAGCCATAGCTAGAGCCAGAGCCAGAGGCATAGCCATAGCCATAGCCATAGCTAGAGCCAGAGCCAGAGGCATAGCCATAGCCATAGCTAGAGCCAGAGCCATAGCTAGAGCCAGAGCCATAGCTAGAGCCAGAGCCATAGCCAGAGCCATAGCTAGAGCCAGAGGCATAGCTAGAGCCAGAGCCATAGCCATCGCCATTATCTACCTTTAACCATTCTTCTATCAACTTCTTTTCCATTCTCTAACTTCCTCAATTGTTTTAGTTGCTTTTTCTGTGCAAGGTATAATTTCGATACAATCTAATATTGTAAGTTCTTTAACTGTCACAGTAAATTTGCAATTATCAGGCTTAGTTGTTCCGATTTTAGCGATTTCACTTAAAGAACAAGCTCCGTCCCAGTACCACAATCTGCGGCATTCACCTATTTTAACCTCTTGGCCATTTCTTTCTAAAAGTGTGCCAAAAAAGACTCCACTTCTGTCACCTCTAAAAATATATTTTTGATTTTCCATTTTCTTATTTTCCTTTCTTTTTATTTTTTAAAATTTTATGTACTGCTTTACTAATCTTGGCATTTTCTTCTACATCTTCATAGCTAATTATCATTGTTTTTATAGGGTTTACAATAAAGTGTTTTGCTCCACTAGGAATATCTTTGCAACTTCTTATTATTTCAATATAAGCATTTTCTTTTTTATTTCCATTTTCATCAAAAAGAGAATACAAACCTGATATATAATTTATGTTTTCTTTAGTTGAAATAACAATACTTATCCCAAACATTTTACTATCATCTTCAAATTGAAAGAATACAACATCTCCAACTTTTAATTCATTCCCTAAATCATCTTTTAATGGAGTTGCTTTACCAACTATTCCCAACTCTTTTTTTCCCTCAAAAGTATATTCAATTATTTTTTTCATATTTACTTTCCTTTCAATAAATTATTAAATATTGCCATCAATACATTGACAACAATGCTATTACCTGCTTGTTTGTAAAGTTGAAAATCACTATTCACTTTAGCAGCTTTTTCAAAATCTTTATCACTAAAACCCATTAATCTCCAACATTCTTTAGGTATCAATTTTCTATAGGAATTTCCAAATTTAACACATTTCGGACCAATAGAATCATGAGCACACAAAGTGTCACAATAATCTTTTTCTTGAATTCTTCTTTTATTTTGATCATAAGAACTTAATTTAATTCTATCAACTTGTTCAGCAGTAAGATAATATTTCTTATCAACTTCATAATCAAGCATATCTTTAAGTTTCAATTGAAGTTGAATAGGACTAGGAAAACAAAAAGAACTATATTCACCTAAAACAGAAACGCAAAACAATCTTTCCCGATTTTGCGGAATACCATAATCTTTTGAATTTAATACTTGATAAAAATTGTTGTATCCCAATTGTTCCATCGCTTCTAAATATGCATTGAAATTATGAATGTGCTTTTTAGATAATAGATTTTTAACATTTTCCCAAATAACATATTTAGGTTTTAGTTTTTCTATTATTCTAATATTTTCATACATTAAGGATGATCTTGTGCCACTTCCTTTGTCTCCACCTTTACCAAGCCCAGCAAGCGAAAAATCTTGGCAGGGACTTCCCGACATTATCAAATCAACTTCAATGTCTTTATCCCATTTTGTTATATCTTGTGGTTCAAAATTAGTTTTGTTAATAGCATTATAACTTGCAACTGCATATTTATCAATTTCAACATAGTCTGCTACTTCAAAATCAATACCTAACCTTTTTAAAACTGCAGTACATGCTCCAATGCCGCCAAACAATTCTAAAACTTTTAATTTTGTCGATATAAAATCAAAAATTGTTGTTTGATTTTTCAGCCGAAAATTAATTCTACGATATTCATCATATACTGGTTTCCAAATTCTTTCACATTGTCTTTTTTCTTCGGGCAAATATTTACCCATAACATCCAATTCTTCTTGCAAATCTAATGCATACGGACATCCCTTACACCCAGTCCTTTTAAAATTAAAAGGTGGATAGTATAATTTGCATAATTTAATATTATATTTTTTGATAAACCAATCTTCCCATTCGGTAGAACAAAAAAGTAAAGGATGAAATTTAACTAATTTATCTTTTTTTGTAACAATACAATTAATATTAGCCCTTTGGCCACCCTCTTCAGCAAGCATACCAGTCATTAAAATATGCTTTTTATTTTCTTTTGCAAAATTGGTTGCAATATCTTTTTTTAATCGATAACAACACTTATCAGATAACTTTAAAGAAAAATTATGATCAAATTGATATAAAAGACATTTTGGGCAACCATATCGAGACTTTCCTGACATTTCTTTATAACGAACAACAGATTTAGTTCTACTTGATTTTTGATATTCACCAATTTTTAACGAATGCTCTTTAGATTTAAATGGATATCCTTCAATTTCTAACATTTTCTTAATATTAACATTTGAATTGACAATTTGAATACGACTATCTTTTTGTTCAAGTTTTTTTACAAAATCAACAATATATTCATATTCGATACCTGTATTGATAAAAAGACGTGGTATTTTATTACCTGGTAATGCTAAATCTAATAAATAATGAAAAACTGTGCTATCTTTTCCGCCACTAAAAGAAAGATATGCATTATTTTCTAAATCGTATTGTTTGTTAATAGATTGGATTTTAGCAATTCTATCAATTTCTAATAATTCATAATCTGTCATACTTCGTTCCCCCAACAATCCCAACCATCAACTGTTTGTCTTGCAAAGAGTTCTATTCTAGGTATATCACCAAACAAATCAACAATTCGATTTCTTACTTCACTTGGTTTTTTGCTGTGTTCTTCGATTTTAGATAATATAACTTGTTGAACAGATCTACTTACTCTTTTTAAAGAGTTTCCTTTAACAACTAACAAACAAATTTCATTATTTGCTCTTGTATAATAACCCATTCCAATAAAAGGTTTAGAATTCCTTTTATTTAATTTAACCCAAGAAAACCCACAAGTTTTATATGTAAATCCCCATTTCTTAATCAATTCTAATCCTTCTTCTAAACATGGATAAGTTACCCATAAGAAGAGAACAGAATTATTTTCACAAATTTTAGGAATGGGTAGATTTTGTATCTCTATTTTAGTCATTGTCGGATAATGACTTTCTGCAGTTCTACTTTTTCCTTTATTTGACCATACTTTATACTGCCATGGCGGATCAGCATAAATGATTGAATATTTTTTGTTTGTGTTAAAAATATCAACCTTCATGTTTTCCTCTATGTTTTGCAAAATAAATATCTAAACTACTTGCTAAAAGTGGTTTTAAATGTTTTTCTCTGCAGAAGTTAATATAGTCTAACCATTCAAATTTTTTGTTCATATCATAATCCTAGCCTTTGCTCAATTGTTAAATCACCGATCAGTGATCTTAATTTTTGATTTTCTTCACACAAATCATTAATTTTGTTTCTTGCTTTTGCAAGTTCATCTAATAAATCTTCATTATAATCCGTAAATCCTAGCAGTATGTTTGGATTAGTTTCTAATTCTATACATAATTTTTCAAGATCATCAGTTCTTGGAAAATTTAAACCAAGTTCCCAACTTGACAAAGTTGATTGTGATACTCCTAATTTTTTTGCTAGAGCATCTTGTGAAAATTTTTTATTTTCTCTTAATTCTTTTAATAATTCTTTTTTCATTGTTCCTCCTCAAAACCAAATAATTTGTTTAAATTTTTTTCTATCGGTTTTTCTAAATTATCTAATCTTTCTAATCCATTTAAAATAGATTTTTTAAAGTAAGCAAATTTATCATCTATCTTATCTTGCCTTTTTTTAATTTCTGCAATTGTATATTTAATTGCAGATAATATTTTTCTGTAATTATAATGTGTAGCAAGTTCTCCTAAAAAATAGTTATATTCTGCAATATCCAAATCATATAATGAAATAAAATTGTTATCTATTAAAACAGTTGTATAATAATTTAAAATAGGAGATCCTACTTTTTTTTCTTTAATTGTTTGGTTATCTTTTATCCTATATTTATCTTTTTTATCTATCTTATTTTCTTTTTTATTTTGTGTATTATTGTCAACATTAACTAGATTATTGTCAACATTAACTAGATTATTGTCAACATTAATAAATTTAGACATAATTCGGGCAGATTCTGACATTGACGATTTTGTGCATTTTAATGCCTCTTGTTCTTCTTCTTGCGTTAAAAGCCAATATTTAGATTTGTCAATGTTCCTACGTCTGGCAGTTGATATCAACCATTGTTTTTCGATGCTGCTTGATGTAATAATGCCTTTTGCGACGAGGTTACTATCAATTAATTCGCACTCCGCTATTCGGTAAATTACTTCAATGACTCTATCTACTTTAGTAAGGTTTTGTCCCCTTATATCTCGAAAAATAAGCCTAGCAAGAGACTGTACGCTTATTTCGAGATAGTAACCTTCTTGGTACACTAAAGTCAGAATTCGCAGGTATACAACTATTCCTAGATAACCCACTTCCATTATTAATTCTTGGATTTTTGGGTCATCAAAAAATTTTACATCTAAAGGAAAATACGATAGACCCTTTTTAAATGGTCTAGCCATAACAACTCCTACAAATAATTTTTACCAAAGATTTTTATAAAATCATTTGTTGTTTTATTGTTTTTCTCAAGCCACACATTTTCAGCTAAATTTTTAAGTTCATTATCTAATTTTTTATTAAAATGAACTCCATTTTTTGTTCCAACATGATGATTAAAACATAACCATATTTTAAGTCCATGTTCTTCACTTAATTGTCGACAACCTTTGCCAAAAAAAATATGATGACATTGTAATTTTTTTTTAGTTTTGCAAATAAAACATTCTTTTTCGTTTTGTATAATACTATTCATATTTTGTTTGCCCCAATTCTCTTTGTATTTGATTTTCTAAAATTCTAATTTGTAATTTTAGACTATTTATATTCTCTTGATTAGCATTGTAAACAACTTCTGCGACATCTCTTTTAAAACGTAAATTAGCAACTTCTTTAATTCCATAAATGACTGTAGAAATCATAGAGACAGGCATTTTAGAATCCCTTAATTTTAAAGCTTCTTGGGAAAGCAGAATTTTATAATTATATTCTGCTTCCGCAAGATTAGTTCCATTGCTTCTCAATAATAAAACAGATGCATTCAATTCTCGAATTTTAGTTTGTAATTCATTATATAATTCCATTCTTACCTCCTAAAAAGGAAGATCCAAATCTGAAATTTCAAATTTTTTTAAATCTGCCTGTTCCCTTTGCTGAACATTTTGTGGTTGTTGTTCTTTTTTAACTGTTTCTAACAATGTAATAGATTCCACAAGCAATTCGCTAACATAATGCTTATTTCCTAAATTATCATTATATGTTCTTGTTTGCCAACATCCTTGTAAAGCAATCTTTGTTCCTTTACAACAAAATCTATTTAATAATTCTGCTTGTGCTCCAAAAGCAACAATATTAACAAAATCACTTTCATATTCGCCATCTTTGTTTTTAAATTTTCTTTTTACTGCAATAGTATTGTTATAAACACTACTTCCTGTTATTTCTATTTTTTTGTAATCTCCGTTTTTACAAAAATTACCTATTAAAATAACTAAATTCATTTTATCTTCCTTTCATGATATTCTTTTATCAAATCAAGCCCAAATTTGGCATTTATTGGAATTTCTACATATTTCCTTACATCATTTCGCAAGTATATTGCACGCAGGAATTTGGGCTCTTTTTCGTATGAATAAATAAAACCTAATCTGTATAAATTTAATTGATAGGTTAGATATTCTTTGTCAAGAACTGCTGTTCTTTTAATGTCTCCGATTCCTAGTTCTTCGCTTTCTTCTAGAACTAAATCTAGCCTTCCACAAATAAACAAATCTTCATAAGGTACAATAACTGGTAATTCGTTTTCTAATGCTTTAAATTTATACTTATCTTTCAAAAAAAGATAATTTCTAAATTCTTTTAAATATTCACTTTCAAGTCCATATTTTTCAAAAACTTCAATTGCATTATGAAGTTCATTACCTTTTTTTGCAGCAGCTTTTAATACATTTTCATCGACATCTTTATACTTATTTGGAAATTTAAATTTTATTAGTTGCGTTACAGAAATACACTTTTTCCCATCGCAAAAATAAGAGTGAGTTTTATCATCATAAGTTAACTCATGATCTTTTATTACCCATTTTTCCATTATTTAATTTTTATCCTAATTGATGGCTTTACAAGATTTATATTTATATATTTGTTATATAAATCTTCATAATCTTTTTTAAAATTTTTATTATCAAAAGATTCTCTTGTTGTTGCTCCAACATAAGTAATAGATAGCAAATCGTTTTCTAATTTTAAAATGCCATTATCTTCCATTGATTTTAAAATAGCCTCTTTTAAGGCTTTTTCTTGTTCTTCGAGCTTCTTTACTTGCTTTTCAAATTTAACAAGTTTCTTGACGATTTCTTCCGATAAATTTCCATCTTTTATAATTGATAATTCCATTATTTTATTACTCCTTTTTCTCGCATTTTGTCTAAAATTACATTTGCTTGTTCTTCAGTCAATTCGTTTAGAGCATTGACTTTGCACAAATTGATTGCCCAATTTCTTATTGTTTCATTTTGGGCAAGTAATATTTGCAATTGATGCTCATTAATCTTTTTTGGTACAGGTTTAAAATTTGGCAAATTGTATGGATTATTTGTATCATCAATATTTTTTGGTTCTTGTTTGATTTGAACCTTTTTTGTATTCATATTTTCATCAGGTGTTTCTTTTTCTGGATCATCTCCTGTAGCTACCATAAATGTGTTCGCCAAATAATACTTTAAAGCACCTGTATAAGCTTTGTAACCTGCTTTATCTCCTTTATCTATCCCCTCTCCTGTTATACAAGTTTTTTCGTAAAAACCTGTTTCGCAATCAAATAAAGTAAATTCTAATCTTGGCATTCTGCCATTAGATTGTTTCGCACTTCCTTCAAATGTGTCATATGCTAACTCTGTAAATTTAAGTTCTAACCTTACTTTGCTAAAAAGTTCGGTAAAAAGTTTCTTGTACTGAGCTTCACTAAAGTATTTATAATTATCATATGTGTTAATTGAGTCTTTTTGTAAAACGCCTTTTTCAGCAAGCATTTGCCTTAAAGCATTTTTTTTGTTTTGTAATTTGGCATTTAATCCTAGCCACTCTTTTATTTCTAATTTTTCTAGCATTTAAATCACCTTTAAACACATTGCATGACGTGTTTCCCCATCAATTTCTATAGTTTTTACGAATGGAGCAATTGTCATTTTCATGCCATAAAACCGATTTGCAAAAGCAATAGCTTTAATTGCTTGATTTACTGCAGATGCTCCAACTACCAATATCTCAATCGACTCTTTCTTGTAATTTTTGTGAATTACAAAACCTAAACTGGTTGGTTTTGTTTCTTTTGAACATTTAAGTTCCATTTTTTCTTTCCTCCTTTAATTTAAAAATTTTGCCTTCTTTTACTTCAATTACTCCTTCTTTGATTTTTTTCTCTAAAAATTCGTAAAAGAAATATCCCATACGATTTAAGGATTCTTCTTTAGAAATCTTGTATAATATTTCAATACCATTATAATTTTCTATTTCCATTTTTTCTTTCCTCCTTTTCATCATATGAGATTGTTTTTTTTATATGTAGCAAAGAGTTGAACTGTGTTCAATTAAGTTTAGCCAAAATACATACTTTTGGGAGAGGGAGCTTGGATAAACACTCTTTGCCAAGACCATTGAGCTAATATGCTCTAGGTTTCGTCTTAATTTGCAAAGACTCGTCAGTTGGCTTTTGTAAACAGACGCTAGGAATCTGTTTGAGGTGATAAAAAAGAAAGATGTTCCTTTCATTTGTTTTTATTTTCTGCCTAGCACAGTTGATATTTATTTTAGTCTCTTTTTAAGGAATATAGATATATATTAATTACTATTTTAGAGACAACTAATTTAAAAAAATATTTATATCAACTTTATAGTGTTCTGCCAAAATCAACAATTCACTAATTTTAAACTCTGTAGTACCTTTTAGTTTATGATACAAAGAAGTAACATGGATTCCTAATAATTTTGCAATGTCTTGTTGTGTTTCTCCATGTTCAGCCATTAAACCTTTTAATTTTGCAATATTCATTTTTTTATTCCTCCTTTTTGTCACTATTATAGTAACAATGCAAAAGCATTATAACACATTATTAGTAACGTGTCAAGTGTTTAATCAATATTTTGTTGTTTTTTTTCATTCTTAATGTTATAATTTAGTAACAATTTATAGAAAGGTGTCACTAATATGTTGAAAAATAATATAAAATTGTTAAGAAAAGAAAAGAATATTACAATAAGAGATTTGGAGTCCAAAATACATATTAATAGGGCAACACTATCTAGAATGGAAAACGGAAAACAAAACATTAGCGATGAATATTTAAATTCGTTAGCAACTTTTTTTAATGTTTCAACTGATTATTTATTAGGAATATCTGATATTAGAAATCCAAAAGATGATATTAAAATAAAATCAGATCCTATCTACTTTTCATTATATGAAGAAGTAAAGGAACTAACAGATGAACAAAAAAAAGAAATATTAGAAATAGTAAAAAAGATTAATAATATGAGGAAATAATAATGACTTACAATATAGATTTTATTTATAAAGAAACTAACCTTCCAACTAGATATACTTTAGAAAAATGTTTAAATTCTTTACCTGAAAATTTTAGAATAATTATGAACGAGAATATTAAACATGATGTTTATGAAAGAAATCCTATTACAAAAAAATTGTTTGTAAATTATAAAAAACAATATATAGAAAAATTGTATGATTTCATAAATAATAATGAAATAGATTTATTTTTACAAATTATCCCATATATGATAGGTTGCTTTGATGAAACATCTTTGCATTTTATGCTTTTAAAATTAAATGATATTTATTATAAAAAACGAGATGATATTTATTTTTATAATAAAACTAAAGAAATATGTAAACAAGATATTATATTAATTGAAAAATTAGATATTAGAAATTTTTCTTGTCCTACAGTAAATAGACTAATAACAATATATGAAAAAGAAAAGAAAATTTTTGAAGCTATTCAAATTTGTAAACTAGCAATTGAAAGAAATCTTCAAAGTCATTTGATAAATGGTTTCGAAGGAAAATATGAAAAATTATCAAATAAATTAATAGAAATTTCTACAAATGTAATTGTATAAAAAGGAGGACGTTTTAAATGTCATAAAGATTTTTACTAAAAACATAAAATAATGATTTAATTTTCAAAATTTTTAGTAAGGGGGGAAGAAAATGAAAATTATTGAATTAGAATTGCAACAAGTTAAAGGACTAGTTTTTAAAATTGATAAAGAGAAATATATTGTAATAAATAAAAATTTATTAAATATAGAAAAAAAGGAAATAATAAAATGTCTTCATTCCCATATCAAATTGAATAAATTTGATTATATACTCATTGACAACAAAATTTTGATTAATGAGGATAAAAAAAATGAAAACAGCAATCTATATTAGAGTATCTACCCAAGAACAAGCAAAAGAAGGATATTCAATACCACATCAAAAAGAAAAACTATTTAAATATTGTCAAGCTATGAATTGGCAAGTGGTAGAAATATATGCAGACGAGGGGATATCAGGCTCTACAATTGAAAAAAGACCTGCAGCAATCAAAATGCTACAGGATGCAAAAAAAAGATTATTTGAGAATATATTAATTTTGAGAGTTGATAGACTCTGCAGAAATACAAAAGATTTATTAGAAATAGTTGAAACATTAAAAAAATATGATGTTAGTTTAAATGCAGTTGATCAACAAATTGATTATAAGACAAGCATTGGAAAAATGACATTAACTATTTTAGGAACATTTGCAGAATTTGAACACTCAACAATTCACGAAAGGACCATGGAAGGAAGAAAGCAAAAAGCAAAACAAGGTATAAAATCATTAGGAAGAAGAGTACCATTTGGATATAACTATATTAATGGTTGTTTTGTCGCAAATTCTGATGCAAAGATTGTAAAACTTATTTTTGAAAAAGTTGCAGATGGATATGGATTTAATCAAACAGCAACTTTTTTAAGAAATAATAATATTCCAACAATAGATAAATTGGATTGGAACAGATTACACATCAAAAGAATTATTAACAATAAAATTTATATGGGACATTGCGTACTAAAACTTAATATGACAGAAGTCGTTGATACAATTGCTACAAACGTGGAACCAATTATTGACGAAAAATTATTTATTCAAGCACAAAAAACAATATCATACAGAACAAAAGGAGTTTTTAGCAAATATGCTTATGATGATTTTATTTTTTCTGATGTCTTATATTGTTCTTGTTGTGGTTGGAAAATGTCACCCAAAAAAACAAAGAGAACAGATCCTAAAATAAATGAAGCAAAACTAGAAGATAGAATTTATAGGTATTATAAATGTATTTATAACATGAGCCATCCGACAAAACAAACATGTTTAAATACTAAAATTTTAAACGCCGAAAAATTTGAAAAACATTTTTTATTATATATGGATTATTTTATTATTGAATTAAAAAAACCTCTAAAATTACAAAAAAAAATTACTTCTTCTCCCACAAATAAAGATTTTTTAGAAAAACAAATAAAAGAATTAACACAAAAAAAATCAAAACTTTTAGATAAATATTTAGCTGGAATAATTGATGATAGTTCTTATATCGCCAAAAATGATGAATTAATTGAAGAAATTAAAAGTTTAGAAAATAAATTAAATTTTAAAGAGGAATTATTAGATAAAGAAAATAAAGAAATTAATGTTGATTTTTTAAACGGATTAAAATTTGTATTCAGTGACTTATGGTCAATAATGAGTAATCATGAAAAAAGAAATTTTATAACACAAACTTTTGAAAAAATTGAAGTAAATCAAGGTAAAATTGTAAAAATTATATTAAGATAAATAAATGGCAAAAATTTCTATATAAAAAAAGGCAAAAGTGTTGACATATTTTAAAAAATTGCATATAATATTATTGCAGATAGATATTTTATGCTGTATACTTGTGGTAGCGAATTAAAGTTTAAGTGATATGTTTTATCATCGCCCACAAGGAGCCACTTTGTGGCTTTTTTTATTTTAAAATAAGGAGTTACAATTATGGATGTATACGTCTATTCAGATGAATCTGGAGTTTTTGATTCTGTTCATAATGACTATTTTGTTTTTGGTGGTATTATATTTTTTGATAAAAAAAACAAAGATATTATGGAAAGAAAATTTATTCATGCAGAAAACTGTATAAGATCATCTCTAAATTTAGAAAAAAACGAAGAATTAAAGGCATGTAAATTATCAAATAAAATTAAAGGAAAACTTTACAGATCCTTAAATAAATGTTTAAAATTTTGTGTTATTATAGATCAAAAGAAAATTTTAGATTCTATTTTTAAGCAAAAAAAGAGTAAACAAAGATATTTAGATTATGCTTATAAAATTGGATTAAAACGTTGCTTTGAATATTTAATTACTTCAAATAATATTTCAGCTTCTAATATAAATAATATTAATGTTTACGTAGATGAACATACTACAGCAACTAATGGATGTTATGAATTACAAGAAGGATTATTGAATGAATTTAAATATGGAACATATAACCTTGAATGGAGTAAATTTTTTCCTCCAATATTTCCTAAAATGAATAATTTAAATGTTACTTTTTGCGATTCCAAAAGTAAAACTTTAATAAGGGCTGCTGATATAATTGCTAATAAAATATATTTTTTAAAAACTCATAATATGCAAATTAATACTAAAGGAAATTTAATTATAACACAATTACCTTAATATTTTATTATTTATCAAGTATACAAAAATATAACTAAATACGATAAAAAATTATATTCACTTTCTAAATGAAATTGAATATTTTTTCTTTTTGTTTCACAAGGGAACATCTGCAACACTAAAAGCAAAATATTATTTCCTTATTTTATATAATATTATTCTATTAATATTTTATCATTTTAGTTGACCAGTCAACCAAAACGTGATATACTATTAGTGTAAAAAAATAAAAAAGGAGAAAATTAAAAAGGATTATGAAATACAACCCTAATTTAGATAGAGAGGGCAATAGAGTTCTTTATCTTGTAAATGAAATGTTACAAGACATATCTTCTTTTGTTCCTCTCGATAGTAAACTTGTCATTGTTTATAATGACAAGAAGGAAATCGAAGACTACGATTATCCTGATTTAGATGGTAATGATTTGCATTTTGCCATTTATGACGGGGAAGTAGGGGAAGAAACAACTTTAAAAAAGGGATTCTTTTATCTTCTATCTTTCTTAAACCCAGATTTACCTCACGAATCTGTGGTGTTGTTGGGGATTAGGCTTATCCAAGGACTTACCCAACTAGAACTTGCGGAAAAAATAGGAATAAGCAAACAAGCCTATTTTAATATGGAAACTGGTAAAATAAAAGTTTCCCAAAATGTAAAAGAAAAAGTTTGTTTTCTTTGCAAAGACCCCTTAGAAAGTTATAATTTTGAACCTGAAGATTTTGGTATATAAAAAAAGACGAGTAAATAAAACTACTCGTCTTTAATTTTTCCTAATATAAACATTTTATTTAAAAAAATATTTAATATTTTTTGTCTTTCTAAAAATGCCTGTTTTTTGTAAACTGAAATAATTTTCCTTCCCTCTGAAAAACCATTGTAAACATTTAAGGTTATTACAAAAATTCTCCACACTAGTTCATAAATAATTATCCAACCACTTTTAGCAATATCTGGGCGAATTGCTGAAAAACACAAAGTAATAATTAATGAAATCATAATTTTTGTAAGTGCATCTTTTGACACTACTTTTCTTTCTTCGATTGCACCAATTTTTTTATTCTGATAATATTCAGATTCTGCTACAAATGAGTGAAAATCTATTTGTTGAGATTTAACTTTAATTGCTGTAATGTCAAAATCATTTGTAGGTTTATCAATACTTTTACCTATATTTATTGCTTCATAATAATTTAGCCATTCAATACACTTAATTTTATTTTCTATTAATTTTTTTCTTTTTAGTTCATTTTTTTGTCTGTATAGTTTTTTATTTATCTTTTCTATATAAGCTTCACATCGATATTTTAAATTTTCAACATTTAAAGTTTCATATAAATCATTTGTTAAAAATGTTTTATCTATAATTCTAAATTGTTCGTTTGTTTTATCGACAATGCTAACAATATCATTAGACTTACTTTCTTGTATTTTACCTATTTTTATCATTGAAAAATAAGCTACCATTACAGAGGTTTGTGTAATTATAATATTTATCCAAAATATTGGATTTGATACTTTTTCTTCAGTAAAATCAATACTCAAAATTGAAAATATAAAAATAAGAAGAAAATCAGCTAAAATTATTAGCCCATGAATTATATAAGTTAATTTTTCTCTTTTCATTCTTCCATTGTCTCTCTTTCTTTAATTAATTCTTTTCTTCTGGTTTCAATATCTACTTCCTTTTTTGCAGTTTTATTTATTTCTAGATCATACAGATATTTTCTATTAATTCCTGCATCTACTATTTGAAAGACTAAACCAATTGTAATACTAAATATAATTGTCCAAATACTGTTGGCAATATCAATTGTTGGTAATTTATTAATTAAATCTTGAATCAATTGAACAAATGCTGCAAGAATTGTTACTGGAATTAGTGATACAATTCCTCCTAAAAAAGTTTTTAAAGGACTTGGATGCAAATCCAAAATCTTCTTTTTAAAATGTTTTGCAATAAAAATTAAATAAATAATACCAACAATACACCAAGTCAAAGATACAACTTGCTTACTTCCAATTTCAACTTTTTTTAAAACAAATAAATTTTCAATAATTAAAGTAGCTGGAAAAATATATAAAAAAATATATCCAACAAAATATAATATTCTTTTGGTAAAATAAACTTTAAAGCTATTTAACTCTTCTAATTTCTTTTTTTCCATTTTCTTTTTCCTCAACAACACCCATTTTTACAGCGTTTGAAATTGGTATTTGTTCGTCTTTTATAATTTCATCTTCTTTGGCAACGGTTTTTGTTTCTTCTTTTGTTTTTAAAATTTCAGAAACTAATAATTTTGCTGATGCATTCAAATTAGAATTATTAAAAGCAATTTCTAAAGCTTCATTTTGCTTTTGTAAAATATTGTTGACTTTTTCTACTGTTTCTTTTGCTTCTAAATACTTTTCTGATATTTCTTTAATTATGTTGTTTGTATCTTTTAAATAAGTTTCATATTCATTTTTAACAACTTTTAATAAAGCATCTTTATTCAATATTTTCTTTTCTAATTTTTTATTAGCAATGCTAGAAACTATTTTGGAAACTGGAATATAAAGTGCAGCAATTAACGATAAAACATAAGCCACTTTCTCACTTGTTATAAAATCTAATATACTATTTAAAAAATCTTGCATTTCTTATTCCTCCTATAAAAATCTTTTACTATCAATATATACTGCTAATTCTTCAACAGCTGATTTTATTTTTTTAATTTCTTCTTTTAACTCATCAATTTGATTATCAAAATTGTTTAATTTTTCTTTAAGTAAAATGTTTTCGTAATTCACATCTTCTAATTTTTTATATTCAACAGTTTTGTTTTTGGTAAATACTAATACTGCATTTTCTACAGCATTTTTTTTAGATTTTACAAAACTATCTTTAATTGCATTTGTTATTTTTTTATCATAAATCATTTTTTTACTCCTTAAAAAAACACAGGTCAAACCTGTGTTAGTTATTTTACTTTCCAAAGAACATCTACAATTTCATTTCTACAATCCCATGTATCGTATAATACTCCATCAATTCCGCAAGTTAAATGTCCTTGAACTCGTATTATAAAAGTTCCCTTAGGATTAAGATTTAAAAACTCTTCAATTGTTAATCCTTGATAGCTTTCATATCTTTCTAATTCATAAACATTATCAAGTAAATGTTTATAGCAACATACACACAATTCTTCACAATCAAATAAATCTCCAATCAATTCTAATTTGTGTTGAATCGTATAATAATCTTCATCTAATCCAAGCGATATTGCTCTACAGACACAATCTTCTTCTTTGCGACCAAGTGGTTGCAAATTTAAGAACTTATACTTCATCTAGTCCTTTTCCTAAGACTACATAGTTCAAATATGCATATACTTTTTCACTTGGATTCAATTCTATATCATCATCTTCTAAAAATTGCTTTGCTAAAGTTAGATAAACGTGTGGATCATTACCAATAGTTTTATAGCGAGTCACCATAGCAAGATATACTGCATAAAATTCTTCTTCAGAATATTCTTCAAAGTTCACTCCCATTTGTTTGGCTTTGTTTAATACTTCTTGTTTAGATAGTTGAAATCTATCTTTATTTTTCATTTTTTTAATCCATTCTTCAAGCTCTTTCTTGTATTCTTGCTTTGGATCTTCTGAAGCATAATCATTATACCCTTGACCATAATTTTCATAGCGATAATCATTGCGACCATCACTGCCATAGTAATCTTCTCTATCTCTATATGTCATTTCCCCAAAAATTTCATATTCCATAGGTCGACGATATTCTCTAGGTCGTTCAAAACCATAATGACCATCGCTTGCTCTATCGTTGGCATCATATCTGCTATCGTATCGAGAATCATATTCTGAACGATAGTCTCTACTATCCATTGCTCTATCTCGCCCCCGCCTTGATGACGTTACATAGCCACCCCTTGAGCCATATGGATTTCTTCCATCCATACCACTTGCACGATCTCGTCCACGTCCTCTACGACCACGACGACCATCCATTTCTTGCTTTAAGAATCTATTTCTTTCCATAGTCAATACCCCCTATAGCACTTTTTCAACATTAACAACTAAATTGCTAATTGTTGCACCTACTCCTGTATTTACTACAGTGATAGTTTTTGCTAAAGTCGTTTCGCATCCTAAAATGCAAGTATTGTCTACTAAAAAGTAATAATCAAGTGTTAAATTTCTTAATTCAGTGGTTGCTGTAGTGATGGACTCAGTTGCTAAAGCACCAGGTATTAAAAATCCATTTTCTACTAATTGTAACGTTACATCTCCAGCTGCTGTTCCTGCAACATTAGCTGTTAATGTAAGATGATAAATCCCTTTTTGATTTAAAGCTATACTATTGCCATCAAAAGTAAACGTAGTTACTCCGCAATTCTTTTTGCAGTATTTGCGGTAAACTGCCCCCAAATTTACAATACCATTTGTCAAGACTGTTTGACTAGCGGTATTTTTTGCCCCCAATAATAACATTTTTTATATACTCCTTTCAAATAATAAAGAGCATAGAATCAACTATGCTCTTAATGAGGATAATTAATCCTTTTCTCTCAACTATTGAATTGTGGATGCACAGCAATTACCTTGATTGTACGCTACACCAACAGGGTTTCCATAGCAACAATTAGGATTTGGCACTACATATGCAGGAATTGGACAGTCTCTGCCAAGTCTTCTAATCAATTCTGCAGTTTGTGCTTCTTGATTAGCTGCAATGTAAGCATTCTGTGCTTGTTGTGAAGCTGCAAGCTGTAATGCGTTAACTTGTTGAGTTAATGCCGCAATACGTTCATTTTTAGCCTCAATCTTGTTAGCAACTAGTTCTTCGTGAATAGCACGATAATTTGCATTTTGATTTTCAATTAAATCACGTGTGTTCATGTTCATTGTGTTTTGTAAAGCACAAGTAGATTGAGCTAAATTATAATTTACACCATCAATTGCACGCTGAGTTTGGCAACAACAATCTTGCAATCTATAACCTAAATCAGTAATTGCGGAACGTGTTTCATAACCATTTTGCATAATTGCTGTATTAGCACCACTAAAGCCTTCACATAACGTTTGTTGAATGCCAGCTTGACCAAGTTTTAAATCATTCAATGATCCTAAAACAGCACTATTATTAAATCCAGTTGCTATATCTGCTTGTGTAGCCATTTTACCAAGTTCATAACCTACTACTTCACCATTTCCACCATTTCCGCCACCAAAGCCATAGCCACCACGACCCCAACCAAACAATAAGGCAATTAATATAATTCCCCACCATCCATCTGAGAATCCGTTGCCAAAGCCATTGCTATTATTTCCTGAAACAACTGTTGGAATTTCACCTTCAAAATAAGCCATATTTTTTCTCCTTAAAATTAAATTTATATTAAGGTTGTATGTCGACCTACAACTTAATACCCATTTGATTTAACATTTGAAGCATAGGTTGCAAATCAAGATTATTTTGTTTAGCGAATTGTTGTACATATTGTTGAGGTGACATCCCACTTTGTTGCATTTGATTGTTTGCAACTTGAATTTGATTAAGCATTTGTTGCATTTGTGGATTCTTCATTGCCATTTGCCGAATTTGTTGCATAATTTGTTGTGGATTTTTACCCATTTGCATCATTTGACTAAGTATTGTCATTGGATTATTGTTCATCTTTAGAACCTCCTACTTGTTGATTTTTTGCAAGCAATTCAGAAATTCTATTAACTTCCAATTTTAATGCTTCAAAATCTGATTTTTTAGCATAATCCTCATTTTTATCTAGTTTAACCAAATCATATGTTTCAAGAGTATATCTTCCTTGTTGATCTGCTCTTTTTTCATACAAAAAAGTACTATTATTATCTTTTAAATAAGCAGTTTGATTTGGTTGCAAAATATAAGCCTTTGCATCATCAATGCCATTTACAAAAGAAAAAATTATGTTAGGTCTTGCTTGCTGATATTGATTTTGATAATTTGGATAAAAATTATTCCCATAAGGATTACCATAAAAATTAGATTGCATAGTTTTACTCCTTCATTTTTAAAAATCTATACAACAAAATTATAAAATGTAATCTTTTTTTAAACAATGACGCTTTTATGACAATTTAATGACATCAATAAATTTTTTTATTCTTCTGTTTACTGTTCTTGTTGAAATATTTAAAATATCGGCTACTTCTTCACAAGTATTTCGAGTATATAAAAAAATTGTCTCACTTAAATAAAAAACTCCTTTCTTAATACACAATTTTTCAATATAATTTTCATCAATATGACCATCTAAAATTTTTAGTATTTCCCCCCTAAAATTTTTCATTTTACCCCCAAAATTAATTAATTGCTATAAAAAAACCCAAAATCACTGCATAACTGTAGATTAAGTTTGTTACAATTAATAACAAAAAGTACAATAATTTTGGTTTTTTAATTTTTAAAAAAATAAAAAGCAAAAGACAAGGAACAATAATTATTTTGACAATTCCTAGCAAAAAAGGTTTATCTAACAATTGTTCCATTAACAAATTTGCTTCTTTAAAATTATTTAAATTATTTAAAGTCAATAAATAATCTACAAAATTAAGTATTAACAACAACAATATTAATTTTTTTATTAATAATTTTAATTTAAAATTTTTATTTTTCATCTTATTCATTTGAATCTATAACATAT